TCGCCGACTCGATCCGGCAAGAAATCGCGCGCGTCGCCGGCATACCGGCGCATTACTTCAATATCACTTCCGGCGATTTTCCGTCCGGCGAGGCGCTCAAGACGGCCGAAACGCGCTTTGTTTCGCTCATCGAGGAAACGCAACTTTCTTTCGGCGAATCTTGGGCCGATGTTATCGGTTTCGCGCTCGCGATCGAGGCGACGGCCGGCGTTGGCGAGGTCGAGATCGAAACGCAATGGAAAGATGCCTTTCCGGTAAGCGAGGCCGAACGGCTCGCCAATGCGTATCTCAAAAAACAAATCGGCGTTTCGACGGCGCGCATTCTGCTAGAACTTGGCTACACCGAGGCCGAGATCGAAACGATCGTATCCGAGGCCCAAAACGAAACGGCAAGCGCCAATGACGCGCTCGGCCGGATATTCGACGCCGGCGCAAACTTGCAATAATGATCTCGGCTCGGCTCGCGCGCGACAATATCATCACGCAAAACAAAGAACTGGCGCGCCGGACGCTCGACGCGCTCGCTTTGGCGCGTTCGAAGGTGCTAAAGCGCCTTGACGGCGTTCTAAAGGCGATCGAGGCCGACGAGAAAGCCGGAAAAACGGTATCGCTCGCGCGCCTTGCCGAGCGAGGCCGGCTCGAGAAACTCAACGCCGAAATCCGGCTTGAAATGCAAAAGGTCGCGCTTGAACTCGATCTCGTCGTCGCTCAATCCCAACGCGAGGCGATCGTCCGCGCGATCGCCGACTCGCAGATCGGCGATCAACTCGCCGGCGCGATCGTCGGATTCGACCGGCAAGCGCTCAACGCGCTCGTCGGAAACGTTTTCGGATCGACTCATACACCGATCAAGAAACTGTTCGCGAACGTCGGCGACGAGGCGTCAAAAGGCATTTACAACGCGCTTGTTACCGGCGTCGCGACCGGCCAAAGCAACGAGATCATTTCGCGAAAAATCCGAGACGAATTCAATACGACGTTTTCGCGCGCCTACACGATCGCGCGGACCGAAACGAACAACGTTTATCGCGAGGCGTCGCGCGCGACGATCGAAGCGCATCCGGCCGGATTCAAGGGCTATATCTGGATTTCGGCGCGCGATCTGACGACTTGCTCGACTTGTTGGGCGATGCACGGTCGAATTTTCTCGGTGAACCGGAAATTCCGGACTCACCCGAATTGTCGATGCGTTCTGCAACCGTACACCGGCAAGAACGGCGTTTTGACCGGCGAAGACGAGTTTTCCGGCCTTACCGACGCGCAACGCCGGACGATTCTCGGCCCGAAGCGCGCGGAACTCTACGCGCAAGGCTACCGGCTCGGCGATTTCGTCGCGTTCAAGCGGACCGAATTCGGTTTGACGCCGGCGCTTTTGCCGATCGACGCCGTAACGGCGAAAAAGCCGGCCAAACCGAAACCGACGCCGACGCCGGCGACGCCGAAACCGAAACCGAAGCCGAGGCCCAAACCGACGCCGAAACCGACGCCGGTAACCGTTCCGGCCGGCAAGCCGACGCGCGACGATCCGACGATCGGAATTCCGGCCTTTAAGACGACGACCGAGGCCGAAAACTATCTTGAAAGCCGTTTCAAGAATCTTACGGTCGATTTCAAAGGGTTTGATTTGACGGTCTTAAGGTCCGTTGTCGGCGAATTTACGCGACTTGCTGACGAATGGCCGGAAGTCGCCGAACGTCTGAAATATCTCGGAACGTACAAAAACAAGCAAAAACCGGTTACCATCACGTTTACGACCGGCCGGCAAGCGCGCTTTTTGCCGACCGGCGACGATCGCCGGCGTTACGGTATGCGGTTTCGTTCGAACGAAAACGGCCATACCGACGGGTTTCGCTTGGGCTTGAACGCGAGCAAAGACGCTCACGGTAATTTACGGGCCTTGCAAATCCGCAAGGAAAGCAACAAATTTAGCGGTTGGTCGGCGTCCGAAAATATCGAGGCGACGTTAACGCACGAATTCGGCCATTGCATCGATTATTGGATCAGAGAAGACTTGGCGACGGCATCGGTGACGGAATATGACGCCGGCGCGATCGGCAAACTGTATCGCGCCTTTCGCCGGTCGGTCCGGACGGATCGCGCGGTTTCGGAATACTCGCTTAAAAACGAGGCCGAGGCGTTCGCGGAAATGTACACTTTCCGAGAAAAACGTCCGCGCGCCGAATGGCCGGCAAACGTCCGCGCGTTCGATCTGTTCTTGACGGAATTCCGGAAACTGCGACCGATCGAGGCGCGCAACGTCAAACGCTTGTCAAGCGCGCCGGATCAAGCAAAGGCGCTTGACGAGATCAAGGCCATTTGGAACGCGCTCGGCCTTGCCTATACGCCATAAATCATTATGCTCGATGCTCCGATCTGCCTATACTGCAAACACTACCGGCGCGACGATCCGGCGCGCTTGATCTGCGACGCCTTTCCGTCCGGAATTCCGGACGGCATACTCGAAAGCCGGCTCGATCACCGAAAGCCGGTAAACGGCGACCGAGGCGTCCGTTTCGAGGCCAAAGACGCCGACGGCGAGCGCTACGCAAACGCCGTTTTTGCGAAATTGCCGGCCGATTAAACGTTTCTACTCGTTGAGGTAAGTTTATGACGAGAAAAGAATTTTATGATGCGGTCCGCGACGCGCCGGAAATGGTTTCGGCGATCTTCGCGATCGAGGCCGAGGCCGACCGGCAACGTCGCTTGCAACTGGCGCGCTCGCTCGCGATCGCGTTTTTTGACGCGCCGGTGAGCGCCGAGGCCGTCTTGTCGTTTCTTGAGAACCGGACGCCGGAAGAAAACGCGATCGTCGCCGACCGGCCGAGGCCGGTGATCGCGTAACACTAAGCGCGCAAGCGCGCACGGTTTCGAAGTAAAACAAGGTCCGAGCAGAAATGCTCGGATTTTTTATTTTTATGCGAGGTTACTGAATGGCAAAAACCGACGGCGCGACCGAACGCGCGGAAAACACTTCGGGCGATGACGAGAAACTCGATCTCGAAAAAAACGAGGCAACCGACAACAACAACGACAACGACGAGGCGACCGGCGAGCCGGCAAACGTGAAAACGTTTACGGCCGAACAGGTCAACAAGATCGTTGAAAAGCGCTTGAAAAAAGAGCGCGAGCGATTTGAAAAGGAAAAAGACCTATCCGAGGTCGAGCGCTTGAAAACGCAAAACGCCGAACTGGCGAAGAAACTCGCCGAGCGCGACGCGCTTGATGAGTTTGAAACGTTCTTTTCGAAAAAAGGCGTCAAAAATATCAAGGGCCTTTATCGGGCCTTGCGCGACGATCTGGAATTCGAAAACGGCAAGGTTACGAACTTGCGCGATCTGCTCGACGAGGCAAAGGCGACTTTTCCGGAATTTTTCCCGCGCGCCGACGGCGACGCCGACGGTGCAAAGGGTAAACAAAGCAAAGGCGAAACGAAATCGTTTTCGGATGTCATCCGGCGAGGTTTCGGCCGAGGCTAAACTTTTACTTTGAGGAAACCAAAAATCTATGTCTGACTACAACAACGTTATCGCACGAACCGACGCGAGCGCGCTCATTCCGGAAGAACAGGCGCGCGAAATTCTGAAAGGAACGGTTATGCGGTCCAAGGCGCTTTCGCTTATGCGCTCGGTCCGTATGTCCGCGAAACTCAAGCGGATGCCGGTCTTGTCGGCCTTGCCGACGGCCTATTTCGTCAACGGCGACACCGGCCTCAAGAAAACGGCCAAGGTCGCTTGGGAAAACAAGTATCTTGAGGCCGAAGAGATCGCCGTTATCGTTCCGATTCCGGAAGCCGTTCTCGACGACTCGGAATTCGACATCTGGGCCGAGGCTCGGCCGTTGCTTGAAGAGGCGATCGCCGTCGCGCTCGACGGCGCGATCTTCTTCGGCACGAACAAACCGGCGTCTTGGGCCAAGTCGATCATCGAACACGCCGGCGACGCGAGCAACTCTTACGTTCGCGGATCGGTTGTCAACCAAGACTTGGCCGAGGACATCAACCAGACGATGAAACTCGTCGAGGCCGACGGTTTTCGTCCGACCGGTTTCGTCGGCGACGTTACGTTCGAATCGTCGCTTCGCGGTCTTCGCGATTCGAACAAAGCGCTTTTGTTTCAGCCGTCATTGCAAGCCGGAACGCCGGCGACGCTTTACGGTAAGCCGATCGTCTACGGCGACGGCAACGATTGGGATACGGCCGAAGCCGATCTCTTCACCGGCGATTTCTCGCAAGGTATCGTCGGCATCCGACAGGACTTGACGTATAAACTGCTCGATCAAGCGGTTATCACCGACGACGAAGGCGCGATCATCTACAATCTTGCTCAGCAAGATATGGTCGCGATGCGCGTCGTCGCGCGCTTCGGTTGGCAAATCGCGAATCCGGTCCGTCGCAAGAACACGACCGAGGCGACGCGCTCGCCGTTTGCGGTGCTTCGTCCGACCGGTTGGACGCCGTAAGCCGGTTGAGTGAACCAAGGCAAGGCCGGCCGGCGCGCCGGCCTTTTTCCGGCCCGTCGGCCGTTTCAACAATTTCGAGGTAAACAATGACTGAACATCCGAGCAAAAAAACGTTTCTCAACAATGTGATCGCGACGGCGCAAGCCGTCACCAAGACTTTCAGCCTTTTCGTCGCGCCGTATGACTGCACGGTCGAATCGGTCGAATATATTCCGGACGCTTCGATCACCGGCGCGAACACCGATACCCGCAAAGTTTCGGTGATCAACAAAGGCTCGGCCGGTGCGGGTACGACCGAAGTCGCCGGCTTGCAATTCAATTCCGGTGTCAACGCGACGGCGTTCGATAGTAAGGCCGTCACGCTTTCCGGTACGTCGGCAAATCTGAATCTGACGGCCGGCGATGTCGTGTCGTGGAAATCCGAGGCCGTCGGCAACGGTTTGGCCGACGGTGGCGGTTTGGTGCGGATCGTCGTCGCGAAACGGTAACGCAAGGCGTTTGCGACAATGACGATAAAACCGGCCGGCCTTGCGACTTAAACCGGCCGGTTTCACTTTGAACGCTTATGATTTCAATTTTCAATCCGTCTGATCCGGCGCAACCGGTCTTGAACGTTCCGGAAAAGGTTTTCACGGTCTGCTACGCGCCGGCCGGTTTCAAGCCGATCACCGATCCGGCCTTTTGGTCAACGATCGGCGAAAACGTACCGGCGATGCCGGCCGAGGCGATCGAGGCCGTCGAGGCGAGCGAGGCCGAGGCCGTCGAGGCCGTCGAGGCAATCGAGGCCGTCGAGGTCGCGCCGAAACGAAAGGGCCGGCCCAAGAAAGGCAAATGAAATCGCGTTTGACGCTCAATTCGTCGCTTTGGTCTACGCCGGAACGCCGACGCCGGCTTTCCGGCGTTTTGATGCAATGCGCGATCGAACTCGAAGGCGACGTAAAGGCGACGATCTTTTCGTCGCGACCGGCCGGCCGGACTTACAAAACGACGGCCATAACTCGCCGGTTAAAGAACAATCCGAACAAACTCAAGCGCCGAGGCGACCGGTTGATCATCGGTTACAACTTTCACCGAGCGAGCGCCGAAGGCCAAGCGCCGGCGATCCGGACCGGTGGACTCATCAACTCGATCCGCGCGCAAAAGATCGCCGAACTGCGCGCGCGCGTGATCGTCGGAAAGGACTACGGCGCGATTCTGGACGATCCGCGAGGTCTGAACCGGCCTTTCTTTCAAAAGACGCTTAAAAAGCGCTTGCCGGTCTATTTGGCGCGCATCCGGCGCGAAATCCGGAAGCAAACTTAAAACGATATGCCGAACTACTACGCCGATTTGGATGATCTGATCGCCGACTTGATGCCGGAAGCAACGACGCAAGCCGAGATCGACGCGATCGAGCGCGTGATCGCCGGCGCGTCGGCCTTTGTCGATCGTTATTGCCGGCGACCGGCCGGCTACTTTCTGCCGGCGTCGAACACGGCAAGCGCGCGGAAATTCCGAGGCGAAGGCCGTCGCGCGCTCCGGATACCGGCTCACGTTCGCGGATCGGTCTCGGTGACCGGCATCGAAGATTCGACTTGGTACGAATCCGAGGATCTCGGATGGCTTTACTTCGTCGCCGACTTCGCGCCGGAGTCGTCCGACGCGCTCGAAAACTTCGACAGCTATCGGATTTGGCAAAGAGGCAAACTATACGAGGTTACGGCCAAATGGGGCTATGAGGCGACGCCGGACGATATCGCCGAGGCCGTTCGCCAGATCGTCGTCCGGTGGTATAAAACCGCGCGAGGCGCTTTCGGTGCGGATCAGATCAATCCGACCGGCTTCGTCGTCGAACGCGACGTTCCGGCGTCGGCGCGCGTGATTCTGGATACCTACCGCAAGCGCGAGTTTGAGATCAACTGATTATGTGTTTTCTGACGCCGGCTAAAGAATTGGCGATCCGCGAGGCGATCCGGTCCGAGATCGAGACGCTCGGCGTTCCGACGTTTTCGCGCCGGCGCTTGATCTCGTCGAAACAAGACTTTTACGCAAAACTCGGAACGCTCGCGATCGGCAACAAGACCGAGGTCCGTTTCGTGCAAATGGACTTGATCAACTTCACCGATCTAGTCGGTGAAGGCATCGACGATTGCCCGCCGGTCCGGCTCGCGTACCGTCTGCACGTTTTCTTTCAGTTTGCCGATCTGCGATCCGACGATTCGAATTCGACCGACGATTTCATCAAGTTTTGCCTTGATCTAAGGCATTTGATCAACGAACTCGACGAGGTTGACGACGGCGACGGCCGGAAACACTCGATCGGCAAGCTGACGCAAACAAGCGATATTCTCACCGATAACGACTCGATCGCCGACGTAACCGGCCATTACGCCGAATTTCTCGTCGAGGTCGATGTCTTCGGATAAATGAAAAACAGGAAACCGGCAAACTCGGCAAACTTGGTCTTTACCGGCGATCGCGCCGGCCTTGAACCGATCCGGACCGCTCGCTTGCAAGGTGGCCGTCTGATCGTCCGGTTACCGGCCGATCAAACGAAACCGTTTTACTGCGCGAACGCGCGTGAAATCATTCGGGCCTTTCCGAGGCATTACAAATTTTTCGATTAAAACAAAATGGCAAACTCGTTTCAAAACCGGAAATTCTACATCGCGCTTTCGGATGTCTTCAAGGCCCAAAGCGCTTGGGATACGCCGATCGCTTCGGGCGATCTCAACAAGCGCTTTCCGCAACTGACGCCGACCGCGCCGGCCCGTCAGACGACGCGCGAAAAAACGCTTGATTGTGCCGGCGAATACGCGATCGTCGAAGAGATCACTTCGCGCCTTTACCGGCTACGGTTTTCGTTCAATCCGAGCGCGCAAATGCTCGCCGGCTTTTTCGCTTACGCGATGAGCGCGAGCGCGTCGCCGACCGGAACGCCGGCCGATGAGGTCCAGACGATAACCGTCGATGCGACCGGTGGAACGTTTACGATCTCGTTTTCGTTCGAAGGGCTTTCCGGCACGACGCCGATCGCGTACAACGCGAACGCTTCGACGGTCCAAAGCGCGCTTGAGGCGCTCCGGCCGATCAAGACCGGCAACGTTACGTGCTCCGGCTCGCTTTCTTCCGGTATGTCGATAACGTTTGCCGGCAAACTCGCAAAAGCGAATATGCCGGCGCTCACGACGAACGCTTCGGGCCTTACCGGTGGCGCTTCGACGGCCGTAGTCGGCACGACGACGACCGGCGCGAACAAACTACATTCGATAACGCGCGACTCGTCGGATCAACCGGCGCTTTTCTCGTTTATTGCCGGCTTCGACGGCGACGCGACCGATCCGGTCCGCTACAAGAACGCTGTCGTGAACTCGATCCGACTTTCGGGCCGAATCCGAGGCAAGGTGACGGCCGATGTCGATCTGATCTGCTCCGGCAACGTTTCGGCGATCTCGGCCTTTTCTGTTCCGGCTTGCATCAACTTTTCGCCGATCAAGGTCGCCGATTGCCGGCTTGAGATCGACGGATCGTTCTACACCGATAAACTCTACGAATTCTCTTACGAGTATTCGAACAATATCTTGACCGGCGACGACGCTTTCCCGTTTGACGACATCGACGCGATCCGGCTTGAACGGGGCGACCGAACTTCGGCTTTTACGTTCTCGGTCTTCGGATCGCGAGGCGACGCGCTTCACACGCTCGCGCTCGGCGAAACGCAAGAACCGGTTTCGCTTCATCTCGGACCGGCCGGCGATCGCGTTTCGATCATCGCGCCGTCGGCGAAACTTCGGTTGAGTGAAAACGAAATCTCGTTTGCCGGCGACGCGAACCGATCGGCTATCAATTTCGAGGCCGAACCGTTTTTTGATACGAATACGGCCGGAACGCCGGATTATGTCGAGGCTCGGATCGCTCAGACGACGGCCTTTCTGACGACTTAAGTTTTCCGGCCGTAACGGCTTCGGACCGGAACGATTGAGGCGCGCAAGGCCGTAAAGATTAGAGCAAAACTTGCGCGCCTCACTTTTTCGCTTATGAAACAAAAAAACTTTTTCGACATCAACGAGGTCGAAATCACGCTAACTTATCCGCAATTCGGCATCGAAACGCCGATCGTCTTCTATTTCGGCCTTTTGCTTTCGGCAAAAGAGAAAGAAATCCGGCAACGGTATTTTGCGCTTACGCCGGAAGAACAGGATCAGAAACGCGCGTCTTACAATCTCGAAATGCTTTGTTCGCTCGCGACGGCGCATCCGGATAATCTGCCGACATACGATCCGGCCGACGAAACGCCGGCCGAGGCGCTCAAGGCGTTTTTCGCCGGCAACAATCCGATGAAGCAAAAGGTAGTCGAAGACGCGATCAACGCATATTTCGCCAAAACGCAACCGGCCGAGTTTTTTCGATAGTCTTCGGGTAGTCGCGCGGAATTTCTTTTACTTGTCGCGCTCGCTCGCCGAAACCGATCCGGCTTATGACAATTGTCCGCGATCGTGTCCGGACGAAGACGGCCGGCGTTTGACGGCCTTTTGCGAATCGTGTCCGCAACGGTCCGCGATCGACGGTTTCGCCGAAGCGACGGTCGAGCAACTCGACGCCGAGATCGGGCCGGCTTGGCGACGCTACGGTCTGGATGCCTTGCGATCGGCCGTCGTCGAATGTCTCGATCTGGCCGAGGCCCGAAACGTCGCGCTTACGTCGGCCGTCGAGAAAGGCGTCCGGATCGTGATCGGCGAGCGCGAACGATTGAAACGCATCGACGAATGGAACGATCGCCAAAAGACAAGAACAAACTGAACGAACGCCGGCGCGCTTGCGAATCGAAGATCGGTTATCTCGACCGGTCCGAGGCCCGAAAGCGCCGGCGTTATCTTTTGAAACGCTACGGTTGGAACAATCGCGTTTACAAATGCGCGTTTTGCCCGTTCTATCATTTGGCAAGCAAGCGAGGCGCGAAAACGTCTAGAATTTCCGGCGATGAGTGATAAGTTATCGGTCGAACTTTTTATTGACGACGCCAAGGCGAGCGCCGTTCTTGCAAAGAACAAAGACGCGCTTCGCCGGTTTCAATCCGATGTCGGCAACGTCAATCCGAAATTCGGCAAGAACATAACAAGCCAACTTGACGAGGTTAGAGCCGGTTTCGCCGGCGTCCGCGAGATCATCGCCGGAACGGCCGTCGTCGCCGTCGGCGCTTTCGGCGCGCAGATCGTCCGAGCGACGGCGCTTGCCGGCGACGCGACGCGCCAGTTACGCGCCAACGCGCTTGAGGCCGGTCTTGCGTTCGACAAGGCGACCGACTCGGCCGTTAAATTTGCGGAACGGGCCGGTCTTGCACAATCCGAGGCCAACAAGGCGTTTTCGGGCGTCATCAACTTCGCGCGAGGTGCGGGCCGGACCGATCAACTTGATCTTTTCACTCGCCGGTTGACTGATCTTGCCGGCGCTAAAGGCATCAAGCCGGAACAACTCGGCGACATATCAAGGCAACTCAACGCGCTCACCGACGAGGCAACCGACAAACTGCTCGGCGCGAATCCGAGCGCTTTCTACGACGCTTACGCGAAATCTATCGGCACGACGGCCGAGCGCCTTACCGATCTGCAAAAGCGCCAAGCCGTTTTCGACGAGGTAGTCCGACGAGGCGCGCTTTTCGACGGCGAGGCCGAAAAACGGCTCGGCGACGTTTCCGGCAAACTCGACACGGTATCGGCGCGTTTCGAGAATCTCAAGACCAAGATCGGCGAATTCGCGTCGCCGTTTATCAAGAACACGCTCGATCTGATCCTTGCGATCGGCAATCCGAATCTGTTCCGGTCCGACGCCGAGCGCCAAGAATCTTTTGCAAAGGCGCGCGCCGAGGCCGAAGAGCGCGCCAAGCAACAAGCCGAGGCGCTCCGCGCGTCCGATGCCGAAATCCGGCGCGCTCAAGCCGATCCGCGCGCGAACTTCCGATCATTCGCTTTGTCGCGCGTGAATATCGCATCCGGCTTTTTCAATCTGGCCGATCGCGAACAGGCGATCAAAAAGGCGACCGACGAGGCGCAGAAATTCGTTAACGATCTGCAAGGCGCGATAGATCGAGCGCTTACGTCGAAAGCGCCGGTTTCGGTCTTGCGTTTGGCGCGCGCCGACTTTCTCAGAAACCAAACGCTTTTTGACGGCGAAACGCGCGCCAAGATCGCCGGCCAGATCACCGAGGCGATCTCGTCGTCGCTCGCGAAAGGATACGCCGACGCGCTCGCCGATCCGAGGTCGAATCTGGCGACGCTCCGGCAAAAACTTTCCGAGATCGCCGGATCGACCGAATTGACGGCCGACACCAAACGCAATCTTGCCGGCGACTTTGAACGCACGATCGGCGAGCGCGTCCGCGAAGGCAAAACGCGCGTCGAAGAGATACAAAAGCAAATCTTGGATTTGACCGACGCGCTCGGCGCTCGGCGAGGCGAAAACAATCCGTTTGTCGCGCTCTTTTCCGAGGCCGAACGCTCGATGCGATCGCTCCGCGAACAAACGCGCTTTCTGAGCGACGATCTCCGGCAAACGCTCGAAACGCTTGAACGCAATCAAAACAAGGTCGCTTTGTTCAACGTTCGCGCCGACGCCGGCTTGCAGGCGCTCGATCTGCGCGAACAGGCAAGCGCGCTCCGATCGTTCCGGTCCGGTCCGGCCGAGATCGCCGACAAAGACGCCTTTTTCAAGGCGTTTCTTGAAAATGAGATCAAGGCGCTCGGCGCGAACACGACCGGTTTCGCGCGCGAATCGACTTTCGGCACGTTCTTGCGTTTCAATCTGGCCGAAAACGCCGGCTTGGCATTCGACCGGCTCGCAAACGGCGCGACGATCCGGCGCGCGCGCACGTTCGACGATCTGAGCGAAGCCGAACGCCAAAGATTTCTTGAGGCGTCCGGTGCGGTCGCCGACAATTCGACGCTACAGGCGCGCGTGAGCGCTCAATTGGCGCTCGTCAACCGGTTGGCCGGTCAAAGCGGTCTAGGCGTCGAACAGGCGCAAACGCTCGCCGATCGCCGGATTATCGGCTTAACGGCCGGCATCCGGTTGGATCAGTTAAACGACTCGCTTCGCGACGCGCTCGCCGGCGCTCGCGAGCGCGAGGCCGTAAGGCTTGACGCGGCCGAGCGCGACGCCGGCCGGCAACGCGACGAACAAATCGCGCTTAACCGTCGGATTGCCGGCGATCTTGAAAAGCTTGTTAAACTCGCTCAAGATGAAGGCATTCAAGGCGTGATCCGGATTATTGACGAAACGAAAGGCAAGGTGGAAACGTCGCTCGGCCGCCGGCCGCGGCCGGATGATTCGCGCGCTTTGTTTGAATAATTATTATGGCTCGATTTTACCGATTGCAACTTGAAACGGTCTACTTGACTCACAACGGCTTGACCGGCGGCCGGCCTTGCAAGCTTCGGATTGCCGGCCTTGCCGGTCTTCGCGTCGCGTATGGCGGCCAGACGGCGCCGAGCGCCGCGACCTTCTCCAGAGTCGGCAGGCCTTCAAGCTCCTTGTCGATGTCCTTGGCCCGACTCTTG